ACTTGATTGGATGAACACTAACAAATCAGAGGAATAACAATGAACTCGTGGACCACACCAGGACATGGACAGTTGAAAGAAGAAAAAATGGGATTGCCTACAATGGCTATTAAACCTATAATGAAAGATATTGAAAAACTGATGAAAAAACACGATGCTTATGTTAGTAACACAAGTAAAGATGTTACAACAATTTCTTCACCAAAACCTATGAAAGGTGGGTTTAGTAAAGATTTAGAAAAATTATTAAAAGTCAAAGGGGTGAATTTGATGAATTATCAAAAATGAAAACATTTGCAGAACTAAGAACACAGTTAGACGAAGTTAACTTCAGTCAAGATCATAAGAAGAATCATATTTCTTCCACTAAGATCAAGACTACTGATGTGATGTATCACTCAGAGAAACAGGGTTCAAAGAAAGTCCGTGTGTATGTTAAACCTAAGTCACAAAAAGAATTTGAAGAACTTGGTGTATTCAAAGATATGAATACCGCTAAGAAGTCCGCTGAACAGTTTGTCAAACTCATGGGTGAAGACATTGATGAAGGTGTTAGTTTATGGAAAGAATTCAGAGTTAAGGCTGATGAGTCTTATCCTGTGATCAAAGAAGATGATTCACTTCAGGAAGAAATGCTTACTTACAGAGTTAAGAAAATGCAAAAACCTGAAATTGATAGATTCAAACAGGGTGGTAGAATGATGAAATTAAAAGTCACATTCAATCATGGTAGAGATGATTCATTAATAGTAATGACAGGTAATAAAAAACAACTAAGAGATTTTGATGCAGTTGCTAGAGGTAAATCCTCATACGGTGACCCATCATTAGCAGTAAAACATTTTGACGAGAGATAAGAGGTAAATATGAAATTAATATCAGAACAATGGTCAGATGATGTAAATTATCTAATCGAAGAAGACCCTAAGACGGGTAAGAAACATGCTTTTATCGAAGGTGTGATGCTTCAGACAGAAGTAAAAAATAAAAACGGTCGTATCTATCCAATGGAAGTGATGCGTAAAGAAGTCGCTCGTTATAACAAAGAATATGTTGAACAATCAAGAGCGTATGGTGAATTAGGACATCCTGAAGGACCAACAATCAATTTAGAGAGAACTTCTCATCTAATAACAAGTTTAAAAGAAGATGGAAAGAATTTCATCGGAAAAGCAAAGATTTTATCTACCCCTATGGGAGAAATAGTTAAGAGCCTCTTAGATGATGGTGCAAGACTAGGAGTATCAAGTAGAGGTATGGGTTCACTAAAGGCCTCCAACGGTGGAGTTCAAATGGTGCAATCAGATTTTCAGTTGGCGACAGCCGCTGATATCGTAGCAGACCCTTCTGCTCCAGACGCCTTCGTAGATGGTGTCATGGAAGGAGTTGAATGGGTATGGGATAATGGGGTGATCAAAGCACAGAAAATAGAAGAATATAAACATTCTATTGCTAGAGCTAGAACACATAAGTTACAAGAAGTCAAATTACAAGTGTATTCCGACTTTTTGAAGAATTTATAATACATAAATACTATTTACTAATCAAATTAATAACAAGTATTAATACAAAAGGAGTATTCTAATGTCAAGTTTAGAAAACACAATAACAGATGTAATGAACGAAGAAGCGGATAAGCTTCCTAAGTCTGGTGCAACTGTTAAACCTGATGCAGACGCTGAAAAGAACGCATCTAAAGCAGTCGAGAAAGCTGGAGACGCAGTTAAACCTGCTAAACCAACTAACAAAACTACTTCAGGTGAAAAAATGGAAGTAGTCTCAGATGGTGAAACAAAAACAGAAAAAGGTAAGGCGGTCAATCAAGAAGAAGTAGAATCTGAAGAAGATGCTATTTCAGAATTAAAAAAACCAATTATGTCCAAATCTGATATGTTAAAAGCAGCTGTAGAGAAAATGAAGGAAATGTCTGGAATGGAACTACAAGCTGTATATGATGCGATGGAAACATCAGAAACATCAAAAGACAAAGATGGCGAGGATGACGAAATGTCAGAGTCACTAAGTCGTAACGCTATAATTAGAAAAGTAGTAGAGTCACTAAAAGATCAAGATATCTCAGAAATCGAATCTTTCTTTGAAGCGAAAGCCAAAAAAGAAATGGATGACATGGAAGATGAAGACGAAGATGATGTCAAAGAAGGCGAATTACCACCAGCTCTTAAAAAAGCAATAGCTAAAAAGAAAGGTGAAGAAGAATCTGAAGAAGATGATTCCGTCAAAAAAGAAGAAATTGAAATCGACATGACAGACGACATCAACGCTCTAGTAGCAGATGAAGACTTGTCAGAAGAGTTTAAATCAAAAGCTAAAACTATTTTCGAATCAGCAGTAGCATCTAAAGTCAAGGAAGCCTTGGTAGAAGCAGAAGCTAAGTTAGAAGAAGAAACAACACTAAAAATCGAAGAGATCAAAGATGATCTAACAGAAAAAGTTGATTCTTACTTGAACTATGTTTCAGAAAGCTGGGTTACAGAAAATGAATTAGCGATTGAGAGAGGATTAAAGTCCGAACTTACAGAAGATTTTATCAATGGTTTGAAAAAACTATTTGAAGAACATTATGTTGAAGTACCAGAAGACAAGTTTGATGTAGTTGAAGAACTAGCAAACAGACTTGACGAAATGGAAGATAAGTTGAATGAAGAAGTTGCTAGCAACATCGGAGCTCAACAAGATATCGAAGAACTTCAGCGTGAAAAAATTATTAGCGAGGCCTCTAAAGACCTAGCTGATACTCAGGTCGAGAAGTTGAAAGCGTTAGCTGAAGATGTAGATTTTGAGAGTACTGAAACATTCGTAGAGAAAGTTTCAACACTTAAAGAATCATACTTCGGAATAGCTAAAGTCGAAGCTGTCTCTGACGAAAGTACTGTAGTTAGTAGCGATGCTGATTTTTCTGGAGCGGGCGATGTCGCTCAACCAGTTAATGAAGGTATGGCAAGATATACTACTGCATTAAGTAAATTTTCTAAGTTAGAAGGTAAAACTTTTAATGAAGAAATTAAATAAGGAGAGATAAACAAATGTTTATGTCAGAAAACTTACAAGAAAAATGGGCACCAGTCCTCGAACATAAAGACCTTCCGAAAATTGAAGATAATTATAAGAGAGCTGTAACATCCGTTATTCTTGAGAACCAAGAAAGAGCAATGATGGAAGAAAGAGGGCAGATGAATGAAGCCCTTGGAGCTGGTACTGGTACGGTAGTTGGAAGTGGTGTTACTGCTACTGCTGCTAACTGGGACCCTATCCTAATTTCACTTGTTCGTAGAGCGATGCCAAATTTGGTAGCCTATGATATCTGTGGCGTTCAACCAATGACAGGACCAACTGGTCTTATCTTTGCAATGAAAGCAAGATATGTTGATAGTACAACTACTATTGATAGAACAGAAGCATTATTCAACGAAGCTGATACAGACTTCGCTGGTGGTGGAACACATGCAGGGAGCGATCCGTTCCAAGCAAGTTCATCTAATGCTGCAGTTCAAACAGGATATACATCTGGTGCAGGAGTTGCTACGGCGACTGCTGAGATCGACTCAACGATTCCAGAAATGTCTTTCACGATTGAAAAAGCTACAGTTACAGCAGTAAGCAGAGCGCTTAAAGCTGAGTACACAATCGAACTAGCACAAGACCTTAAAGCAATTCATGGTCTTGACGCTGAAACAGAATTAGCAAACATACTATCTGGTGAAATCCTAGCGGAAATCAACAGAGAAGTTGTTAGAACTGTTAACACACAAGCAAAAGTAGAAGGATTGGCATCAGAGCCTAACCACACTGCGACTGCTGTGAATGGTCAATTCAACCTAGACACAGATTCTTCAGGAAGATGGTCAGTTGAGAAATTCAAAGGTCTAATGTACCACATTGAAAGAAACGCGAATTTAATCGCTAGACAAACTCGTAGAGGTAAAGGTAACTTTATTCTATGTTCTAGTGATGTAGCGTCAGCTCTTGCAATGGCAGGTGTACTAGATTACGCACCAGCTTTATCTACAAATTTATCTGTAGATGATACTGGAAATACATTTGCTGGAGTCCTAAACGGTTCTATCAAAGTGTATATCGATCCATACTACACAAGTGTCTCAACGAGACCTACTGGTGTAACTGGTGGTGAAGGATATTGTACTGTCGGTTATAGAGGAACTAATCCTTTTGACGCTGGTGTATTCTATTGTCCTTATGTACCATTACAGATGGTTCGTGCAGTTGGTGAAGATACTTTCCAACCAAAAATCGGATTCAAAACTCGTTACGGCATGGTTTCAAACCCATTCGTAGGA